AGAACGGCTCCATCGTGCTCGCGTCCGACACGACCGGCATGGCGTTCGGCTCGTCGTGGGCCAAGGACGCCGAGGGCGTGCTCTACTTCTTCGGCTCGCGCGGCGGCGTCTACGCGATGACGCCTCAGGCTGGCGTGCGCAAGCTGACTACGGAGAGCATCGACCGCCGGATGCAGGACATCGACTTCGCGGCCTTCTTCCCCACGCTCGTGTGGGACGAGGACTTGCGCGAGCTGCGCGTGTTCATGTGCCGACGCGACACCGGGACGATCACCGCTGCGCACTGGGCTTGGTGCAAGCGAACCAACTCGTGGCATCAGGACAAGTTCTCGTCCGTGGATGTGCAGCCGACGTGCGCGACGGTGTTCGACTCGGACAGCCCCGAGGACCGCGTCGTCGTCATCGGGTGCGAGGACGGCTGGGTCCGCAAGGTGGACCGCAACGCGACATCGGACGACGGGCGCACGATCGAGTCGTGGGTCACGATCGGACCGTTTGCGACCGACGACGGTGGTGTGCGACTGCGCGATCCGCGTGTCACGCTCGCCGACGACCAGAATGGTTGCTGGCTGGAACTGTCGTCCAGCACGTCGCCCGACGCGCGCTTTGTCGCTCAGGAGAGCACGGAGCTACAGCCCGGCGACAACCCGACCAAGCGCATCGGCGTGCGTGGCAACTACGCATGGGTGCGACTGCGCAACGCCGCTCCGAGCACGCGCTGGGCGTTCGAGCGCGGCACCATCGGCGCTTACTCCGCTGGCCGTAGGTTGAGCCCGTATGGCTAAGAAGCGGATCAAGAGCACGGCCAAGATGGCGCGCGGTTACGAGCCGGGCGACTTCACGTACGAGCGTTCGTCTCGCCTCGGCGCGGTGCGCGGCGGCGAGGGTACGACTACGGTGGTGCGTGTTGGTGGTGACAGTAGCCCCGACGCTCCTACTCAGACTCTCGGCTCGCTCGCGTCCGAGGACGACGCGCCCTTCGACGGCGTCGCGTACGAGCGCAAGGATGGGGAGTGGGTTCCCGCGAGTTCTGGGAGCGGCCTTGCCGACGGCGACTACGGCGACGTGACGGTGAGCGGTACGGGCACGGCCATGGCCATCGACAACAACGCGGTCACGTTCGCCAAGATGCAGGACATCGGCGCAAGCACCGTGATCGGCGCGGACTCCGCTGGCGATCCAAAGGCGCTCAACGTGACGTTCCCCTTGGTCGCCAAATCGGGGGGGATTTCCCAATACGGCGTCGGAACGGTCGAGGTCAACCTTGGCGCGACCCCGCAATTCCAAGGGCGCTTTACCATCGCCGACCTCGAAATCACCGCTTCTCGCGTGGTTCAGTGCTGGCAAGCTCCAGGACCGTACACAGGCAAGGGGACGCGCGCGGACGAAGCGGAGATGCAGCCTGTCCAGGTGATTGCCGTGAGCCCAGGCTCGGGGAGCGCCACGGTGTACTGGCAAACGCCACCCGCGTACACGATGCAAGACATCATTCCTGATGGCCGCCGCGACGCTCCCAGCACCGTGGCAGGCTTCGATCCGCGCTATCCTTACGTCCAACGCATCGCTCGCCGTACGGGGCTGGTGCGCGGCAACGTGAAGTTCTACTACTCGGTCGCATAGGAGTCGTGTATGGCAGTTGTCGAAGGTGGAGTGAGTGGCGCACTTGCCGGGGTCGGCGCAGAGGCCGCGTCGCCTCTCCACGTCGTCTCGAAGCCCACTTCGCACGGCGCGCTTGGGCATTACAGGGTGGCGGCGACGACGGGAACCCTCGCGGCTGCTTTGGCGGCGAGCGCGCAGTTGTTCTACTTGCGATGGACGGACGCGACGCGCTTTTGCGTCATCACGTACTTCCGCGCTCAATTCCAGACGCTTACGCCGTTCACCGCCGCGACGCTGACTGACTTCGGCTTCGATTTGCACAAAGCGACGGCTGTGAGCGCTGGCGGTGGTGGAACCGACCTTGGCGCTTCCGTCAAGACCAGGATGCGAACTGGCGGCATGGGAGCTTCGTTGCTGGACGCGGCGGGGCTCATGCGCATCGGCACGACAGCCGGTCTGACGGCGATCACGACGTTGGACGCGCTCCCGATCGCTCAGTCGCTCGGCGACACGCAAAGCGTCAACCCGGCTGCGGGCACAGAGGAGCAACGCGTGAACGATCCGACGCTGATCTTCGCTCCCAATCTCTCTCGCGGCGAGCATCCTCTCGTGCTCGCGCAGAACGAGGGCCTTGTGCTGCGCAACCGAACAGTCTGGCCAGCCGCAGGTACGGGCATCGTGCAAATCGAAATCGCGTGGTCGGAAGTCACGGCGTTCTAAGGAGCTGACATGATTGAAGCACTAGCAGTTAGCGGCGGTCTCTCGGCTCTCGGCAGCTTCCTCGGCAAGAAGAAAGCAGCCAGCGCTCAGTCGGCCAATCTGAAGAAGGGCCTGAAGATGCAGGACTTCTTCATGAACCAGCAGGACGCGAAGCTGGGCCAAGCTCAGCAGCGCTTGGAGGGCATCATCCCGATGCTCAACAAGGGCTACGGGCTCGCGCGCATGGACCTTGCGACGCAGGGCAACTCGGCGCGGCGGAACGTGATGACCAACCAGAACCAGAGCCAGGCTGGCGCGCTCCAGTCGCTCACGTCGCGGGGTCTCGGCAGCACGACCGTGCTCGACGCGGCCCGGCGCGGCATCGCCTCCGACACGTCCCGCGCCCTCGCCGACATCGACGAGCGCATCGGCTCCCTGTTCGCCAACCTCCGCATCCAGCAGACCGGCGCGGTGGCGGGTGCGAACCAGAACGTCGCGCAGTTCATGGCGAACCGGGCTCAGACCCAGTACGGGGCGGGGCTGGAGCGCATCCAGACCATGCTTGGCAACCAAGTGCAGCAGCCCAATCCGTTCGACGCCTTGGGGGCTGGATTCAACTCCGCAACTGGTATTCTTGCGCTCGGCAAGTACGCCGGTCTGAGCTGACACATGCCGATCATCGCCCGCACACAGAGCCAGAACACGGAGCTTGACCAGTATCCGCAGGCGGCCCAAGCGTTCCAGATGGCGCTGGGCATCGTCGATGCGGCTCAGCGCAACCGTCAACTCTCGCTGGCCGAGACGGGGCAGGCGGCTGATATCCGGCAGGGCGACGAGCAGCTTGCTCAGGGGCGGGAGCGGATTGGGATCGCCAACCGCGACTTGGATTTCCGCGACCAGCGGTTGAAGGACGAGAACCAGTTTGCAGCCGACACGGCGCGGGGAGCCGACGCGCTCTTGGGCGGTCAGCCGGGCATTCAAGGCCCGCCCGTGCCGCCCGGCGTCGAGGGGGACAACAGCGACTTCGAGATCGAGGCGGTTCGCTACACAGCGAGCCAGATGAAGAGTCCGCAGGCGCAGGCTCAGTTTCTCCAAGACGCCGCGACCACGCTCAAGCAGCGGCGGGTGCAGCGGGACACGCAGGGCTTTATGGGCCGCCTCTCGTCCTCGATCCGCTCCAGCGCAGCCATGCCGGGCGGTGAGCAGTTCGCGCCGCACAAGGAGCGGTTCGCGCAGATGCTCGACTCGGTCGCAGACCTGGACCCCGAGCAGGGCGAGATGGTCTTGCGCCAAGCCATGCAAGGGCTGGCCGAGGTCGAGAAGCTAGAGCTGGAGACGGGTCGGCTGCTGACGGCTCAGGCTGAGGGTACGGCTGTCATCGACCAGTTGATGGCTTCGATGCCGATGGGCTCGTCGGGGAAGCTCGCGCTGCTTCCGATCAAGGCGATGATCGCCGGTGCAGTTAAGGCCGAGGACATCCCCGAGATGATCATGAAGGGCTACGCCGCCTCGATGGGGTACGAACAGCCGATCTACGTCGAGATGGACGGCAAGGTTGTGCCGCTCAAGCCGAAGGATTTCGCTGACCACGTCCAGCGGCGTGAAGCCCAGCGCGATCGAACCCGCATCGCCGACGAGCGCCTTGCCTTCGACCAAGGCAAGCCGCCTACGCAGCGTTCGGTCGGAGCGGCGACGGTCCGGTCTTTCGCCGAGGAGCGCATCCTCAAGCTCGACAAGAAGGGCGAGGCTGAGTTCCCGGTGCTGGGGCCGGATGGGAAGCAGGAGAACACTGACACGTATCTGTTCGGGGCGGTCGGAGGCAACCCCAAGGTCACGCGCCGCGCCCCAACCGAAGCCGAGTACGCCGAGGCGATGCGTCGCGCCGAGCAAATCTTGCGCGGGGCCGAGGCTCAGCCGCAAGCGGGACCGCCGCAGGCCAGTCAGCCCCCTGCTGGCTCGCTCCAAGACCAGATCCTCAAAGGCATCTACCCGCCTGACACTCTGAGCGAGGAAGAGTGGCTAAAGCAGCGGGAACGCATCAACCAAATGTCGGGCGGCTGACGTGGCGCAAGATCCGCAACGCCTCGCCATCGACCAAACGCCCGTCCCCGCGCCCAACTGGCCGGGCGGTTTCGGTGCGGCGTTGGCGGCGTCCAAGCCGACCAAGGACGACTCCTACGAGAAGTACCTCTACCAGCAGTACCTCAAGGCGCAGGCCGCGAAAGCCAAGCAGCCGCCGCCGTCCACGCTCGAAAAGGGCGTCGAGTTCGGTCGCTCTGTCGCGCGCGGTGCGGTCGAGACGGCGGGGAGCATCGCTGCGGGGCAGGTCGGGCTCGCGTCGGGACTAGGGCGGCTCGCGGGTAGCGAAGGCTTCACTGGGACGCCTCCGAGCCAGATCGCTGCGGGCGCGATGGGCTCGATCCAGTCCGACGCGCAACGCTTCGCGCCCGAGCGTGACCCGCGCTTCAAGGACTCGCTGATCCAGAGCGTCGGCGAAGGCGTCGGCTCGTCGGTCACGTTCGGCGTCGGTGGCGGCCTACTCGCGCCCGCCGTAGGTCCGATGGCTGGCGTCGGGATGCTCGGCTCGTCGGCTCAGTTCACGTCGGGGTACTACGACGCGCTGGCACAGACCGGCGACCCTGAGATCGCGTTCCAATCGGGCTTGCTCAACGCGCCCGCAGGTCTAGCCGAGGCGATTCCGCTCGGCGGCCAGGTCGCCCGCTTCCTCGGTCGCGTCAACAAGCGATCGGGCGGTGCGCTCGGTCGCGTCTTTGGGACGGCGGCGATCGAAGGCACGGAAGAGGCCGCTACGGAGACTTTCACGCGCGGCTTCGGCGACCTCATCGCGTCCGACGTGCTCAAGTACGACGAGGACCGCGAGTTTCTGAAAGACGCGCTGCGCCAAGACGCGCTCCCGGCGTTCATCATCGGCGCGGTGCTGGGCGGGCTCACGTCCGCGCGTGACGTGCCGCCCGACCTTGCCGAGAAGTACGGGATCGAGCCGATGCAGCCCGAGGCCGCTCCGCCTCAGAGCGAGGAAGAGTTCCGCGCTCAGCTTGCGACGCCGACGCAGGTGCCGATGGAGCAGGCTGAGGTGGCTCAAGCGCCGGTCGAGGCCGCGCCGGTGGCTGAGCCCGTCCAGGCCGCTCCAGTGACACCTGAGCCCGTGGCTGCCCCCGTGGCCGCTCCAGAGCCCGCAGCGCCGCAGCAAGGCCCGGTCGAGGCTCCACAGCCCACCACGCCCGCAGCGCAGCCCGACCCGCGCCCCGTCGTCACCATCGACGGCAAGCCCCTACCCGGCCCCGGTCGCGGGCCCACCGGCGTCAAGGACGCTGCGGTCGCGCGCGAGCAGGAGAGGGTGGGGAAGGAAGCGCCGGAGACTGCCAAGAGCCGGTCCTTCCCAGAGGTCGAGGCCGAGGCCAAGACCCGCTTCCAAGCTGACCCGTTCTCGGGCATGAAGCTGGTCCGCGAGCTGTCTGACTCGCCTCGCGCGCCCACCGACGTAGAGGACGTGCTGCTAAGCCTTGAGGCCCGAAGGCTTATCAACCAGCGCGACGCCGCCGAGGACGCCTACAACGCCAACCCGAGCGACGAGAACAAGGCCGCGATCGACCGCGCGCAAGCCGACTACGATGCGGCGGCTCAGGTGTTCGAGCGGACCGGCTCCGAGTCGAGCCGCAGCCTCAACTTCCGCCGACTCATGTTCGAGGCCGACTTCTCGCTTGCGGCACTTGAGCGTAAGGCTCGCGTCGCTCAGGGCGGGCAAGCTCTGACCGACGAGCAGCGGGCCGAGCTGAAGGAAGTCGCGGACAGTATCAAGCGCGTCGAGGGCGAGCTGGAGAAGTTCAAACTCGAAGAAGCCACCAAGCGCGCCGAGCTCGAAGCCGAGAACGCCATCCTCCGCGCGCAGCAGAAGGCCAACCAGGGCACGCGGCGGGTAGCGCGGAACAAGCGCAAGGCTGACACGCAGGCCGAGATCGACGCGCTCTGGAAAGAGTTCAACGCGATCGGCAGGCAAGCCAACGCTCTCCTCGACCCCAAGGCCGTGGCGATCGTGCTCAAGCTCGCCACCAAGTACGCCCGCCTCGGCGCGATCACGTTCGAGCAGTTCGCCGACGACATGGTCAAGCGCGGCGGCGACGCGGTGAAGCCCTACCTCAAGGCCGCGTGGGACGAGGCGCAGGCGGCCAAGAAGCAAGAGCTGTCGGCGATGGTCAAGGCCGACAAGCCGCTTATGAAGCAGCGGCGGGCCATCACTCGGATGGTCGAGCAGCTTGTGAGCGAAGGCGTGACCGACCGCGACGCCGTGGTCGATCGCGTCTGGGAAGCAATCAAGCCGTCACTCCCCGCCACGACTCGGCTGGACGTGATCCAAGCCATCTCGGGCTACGGCGAGTACCGGCAGTTCACGAAGGACGAGAACAAGCGTACTGCCGCTGACATCCGTCGCCAGTTGTTGCAGGTCGCCAAGATCGAGGACTTGGAGGCAAAGGTCCCGCCCAAGCGCACCGGAGCCGAGCGTCCCCCTCCGAGCAAGGCTGAGCGCGACCTCGTCAAGAAGGTGAACGACCTCAAGCGCAAGCTCGGCATCAAGAGCGAGGGCGAGGACACGCTCCGCAGCGCCGAGGACGCGATCAAGCGACGGCTGGAGAACAAGATCGAGGACTTGCGCGACGCAATCGAGAAGCGCCAGGCCATCGTCCGCGACCGGGGCAAGCCCATCACGACGCCGGAGATTGAGCGGCTCCGCGCCGAAGAGAAGCTGGTGCAGGCGGAATACGATGCGATGTTCAAGTCGCCCGAGGCGGACCGGCTTGCGCGCTACACCGAAGCCGCCCAAAAGACCCTCGCCGAGCTTGAGCGCCGACTCGCCACGGGCCAGCTCACGCCCGAGCCGGGCAAGCCGAAGCCGACCAGCGAGGAGCTGGATCTGCTGCGCGCTCAGATCAAGGCCAAGCGCGAAGAGATCGCACTCGCGCGCGGCGACAAAAAGACGCCCGAGCAGCGACGGCTCCAGGCGTACAAGACACGCAAGGCGAGCGAGCTAGCCAAGCTGCTGGAGCGCAACTTCTACGGGCTCTACGAGGACCCGAGGCCGACCAAGCGCACGCCCAAGGAGCTGAAGCTCGACGAAGAAGCCGCAGCGGTGACGGCGCGCGTCGAGCGTGAGAAGCGCAAGGCCAAGGCGCGGATTGCGGAGTATGAGCGGGAGAATGCGACGCTGGGCGAGCGGGCGAAGAGAGCCGTGCTCGGCAGCGTCAATTTGTTCCGCTCGATCAAGTCGGCGTGGGACCTGTCGGCGGTGCTGCGGCAAGGCGTGATGTTCACCGTCGCGCATCCGTACAAGGCCGTGACGCAGTGGATTCCTGGGATGCTCAAGGCGACGTTCTCGGCTGAGGAAGCGGCCAAGATCGACGCGATGATCCGCAACCGCAACACCATCGAATCCCAGCTGCCCGGCGCGAACAAGCTGGAGATCACGACGCTCGACGGCCCGCTTACGAGCCGCGAAGAGAACTTCCGCAGCACGCTGGCCGAGCGCTTCCCCGGCGTCAAAGCATCCGAGCGCGCCTTCACCACGTACCTCAACCTGCAACGCGCGTCCATGTTTGATGCGCTCGTTGACCGCTCGATGAGCAAGGAAGAGGTCGAGGTCATCGCGCAGTTCGTCAACATCGCCACGGGCCGAGGCGACTTTGGTACGTGGAAACAGGTATCGGCGGGCGCGTCCTACATCCTGTGGTCGCCGAGTCTGCTCCTGTCGCGCATCCAACTCGCCACTGGCTACTCGCTCTGGGGCGGGACAGCCAAGAGCCGCAAGATCGTCGCCAAGCAGTACGCCCGCACCTTGCTTGGCCTCGCCGCCTACTACGCCGCCATGAGCATGTTCATGGAGATGGACGACGACGACGACACCTACATCGGCACCGACCCGCGCTCGTCGGAGTTCGGCAAGATCGTGTCGGGCAACACCGTGCTCGATCCGCTTGGCGGTGTTTCACAGGTGATGGTGTTGGGGTCGCGCGTTGGTGCCCAGGTAGCGGCCAACGTCGGATTGACCGATGAAGAGGCGTTCGTGACGCGCGACGGCGACACGCGAGAGTTGAACTTTGATGACTTGGCGAACTTCGCGCGCACTAAGTTCACGCCCGTGCTTGGTCTATCCATCGACCTTGTTCTCAAGGAAGGCGTCTACGGCCGCGAACTCCCCGGCCCGATCGAAATGGTCGCGCCCATCTCGGTGTTCGACGTGATCGAAACCATGCAGGAGGAGGGACTGGTCAAGGGCTCCGCGCTCTCGGTTCTCCAGCTTTTGGGACAGGGCACCAACATCTACCAGGATCAGTGAAACCATGACCGAGACCAGCGACACTAACGGGCGTGTACTCTTCAACCTCGACTCGGCGTGGGTGCCGCTGGGGAAGGTCGCCGGTGCGGCCGCGCTCATCGCGGGCGCTGCCGTGTGGGCTGACCGCATCACGCAGCAGCTCAACGGCATCGAGAAGCAGGTCGAGCGCTTGGCCGATGAAGTCCACCGGATGCCCGAGTCGAGCGACTTTCGAGCGTGGGTCAAGGAGTTCAAGGCGCTCAATCCCACGGTGCAAGTGCCGCAGTTCGAGTCGCGCAACGGCGGGTAGGCTATGCGAGCCCTGATGGCGGCCGTCGTGGTCGCTGTGGGGCTCGTTGCGTGGAGCGCGTGGCGGATCGAGGCCACGGTTGCGCGCGTTCGTCAGGTCGAGCAGGAGATCCGAAAAATGCAGCCCCTAGTTTCCCGATGGCGCGAGGCCGATGGGACCGAGCACACCGTTTCGACGCCCCAGCGCGAGGGCGAGAGCGACGCGGACTACATCGCGCGCCACGGTGCCCGCGTCAAAGCCATGAAGGCTCTCTTCCCGCCCGCGCCGTGAGACTCCCCATGAAGAAGCACAAGTTCTGGCTCCCCCGCGTCCTAAGCACCGTCGCTCTGGTCGCGGGCGTGGCCCTCGTCGCCAGCCTGGTCTCGGGCTGCGTGACCACTCCCGACGGCACCCGCCGCCCGCCCACGCCGACCGAGCTTGCCGCGATGGACGAGCCGACGTGGCAGGCGTACCTCGGGCGCGTCGAGTTCATCGCAACCGCGTGCGGGGCCGTCGCAGTCGAGCACGGCATGGACGCGGACAAGGTGCTCGAAGTCGCGCAGGTGCTCACCGCGATCGAAGATCCCGCGCGCGTGGACCTGTACTCCGTGGCCGTCCGCGCTGGCGTCTCGCCCACGTTGGCGCTGATCTTGACCGTCGAGGCCCAGGCGCTCTTGGACGCGCGCGGCGGGCTCCCAGGCGGTCCCAGGGGCATCGAGTTCTTGCTGCGCGCTGCCAATGCGTTCGTGCAGGGCGCGGCGATGGCTGAGGTTGCACGCACGGAAAGGGGGTGATCGCTTGAAGAAAAAGAAGGGCAAGGGCTGCAAGTAGCCCACCGCACGGGGGATCGCCTGGGGGCGTACGCCCTTGGATTAGCCCTCGTTGCGCCCCGGCTCCTGCGGCTGGGGCGCTTTCGTTTGCGCGGCGAGGGCGGCGCGCGCAGCATCGACAAGCGCTTGATCGACGCACGTCGGCGACTGCTCCAGTAGCGCCCAATCCGCGAGTGGTAGTAGATCGGTCAGCGCATCTCGCAGCGCCGCGTTCTCGCGCTCAAGCTCGCCAGACTTGACAACCTGCGCCGAAAGCTCTCGCTCCAACTTGGAAATGCGAGCACTCAATTCGGATCGCTCGTCGCACCAGTTGAGGCTACTGGCCTCAAGCTGGTCGCATGTCTGCTCCCACGTCAGCGCGTCGGCCTTTGACTGGGCTAGATCGCGCTCAAGCTCGGCCACGCGGGCGCAGAGCCAGTTGAGCGCCTCTCGCTCGCACGGGTGACCTAGGCCTTCGCCGTCGGCGCACTCGATCGCGCACATGATGAACTCGCGCGCACGCTCCACGGTCATCGGGTCAGTTTCCACGCGCGCCCCCGATCACGTACCCGCACGGCACGGTCTTGTAGTCGTCGGGCTCCAGCCGCTCGTACGTGCGCACGTCGCCGCCCGAGTAGATGACGTGCCAGTGCTCAAGCCATGTACTGCCGCGCCCGTACGTGGGGCGCACGCGCTGAAACACCTGCACGCCAATCACGGTCTGCCCGTCTAGCGTGCGGTGCCGCTCCTTCATGCGCTGGATCACGCGCTCGCGCTTGGCGGCGGTGGATTCTTGGAGAGTGGAGATCATCGGTGCCTCGGTCTGCCGTTGGGGCGCTTAGAGTGGCGGGCGAGCTTGTTGGCGTGGGCGCGGTTGTGTCGGTGTCGGAGCGGTGTGCCGGGCGGCGCGACGATGCCCATGCGGGAGCGGGAACGTGCCCAAAAGAGGAAGTCGCTGAGGTATTCGATCATCTCGACCATGTGTATCCCCCCGCGATCGGATGCGACTCGGCCAGCTTCCACGCGCTCCCGTTCCAGTCGTACACGAGCACGCGCCCGTCGCCGGTGCAGTTGCGGATGTCGATGCGCGACCCGCACTTGCGCACGGCGATGTTGCCACCGTTGGCGATGTGGACGCGGCGAAGCTCGATAAAGTCCGGCCCCGTGCGACGCGCCTCGTTGCGCCCAAAGTCGAACAATTGCACGGGCGAGCGATCAGGGTTGCGCATCTCGACGTAGCCACCGTGCCAGTGCAGCGAGCGGCAGTACTCGACGCACACCGCGCCGAAGCTGTCGTAGACCTTGTTCCCCGACACCTTGACCGCGCTCTGCTTGATCGTGCGCACGCGCAGGTCCTCGAACGTCACGTCGGTCAGCGGCCCCATGTCCTTGATCGAGACCGAGAATCCCGCACGCCCCACGCCTCGCGCCTGGCCACACTCCGAGCACGCCACGCGCCGCAGCATGATCGCTCGCGGCATGTTCCAGCTCGGGTCCGCGCGGTTGCCAGTGTGACGCGCTTGCAAGCCCTGCGCGCCGCAGTCCTCGAAGAAGCAGTCTTGGTAGGTCAAGCCCGCATCGCCCGGCGACTCGTAGGCCGCGTGCTCTTTCCACACGCCCGAGACGTGCAGGCGCTCGCGGATGCCCGAGACCTTGTAGCGCCGCACGCCCCACTTGCTCATCGTGTTCGTGTCCGTGGGCGTCGTGGGCGGCAAGCACTCGATCCGCACGTCACGCATCACGTCGCGCGTGCTCGGCTTGTTGTGGTCGATCACGGCGGCCCAATAGCCCTGATACGTGACGTGGACCTTCTCGATCACGTTGCCGTGCGTTGGCGTGTTGGGGAGTTGGATCGCACCAGACGGAGCGAGTGGCTTATGAAGGCGCGGCGGCTTGAAGGTGACGGTCATTGGTTCTCCTGCGGTTGTTGCCCCACGCCAGACGCGGCGGGGGTGGTCAGTTGAGTTCGGTCGTAAGCGAGCACGCGGCGCTTGTGGCGTTGGCGGGAGTTCATTTGGCGCACTCCGCATCGAAACGAGCGACGTTCTGCGCCGCGAGCGCGTAGATCGCCTGCATGGCGCGCTCCACGATCAGCGCACCGTAGAGACCACAGAAGTGGTTGCGGTAGCTCTCACCGCGCCCGCCAATGTCGAGGTTGATGCACCCGTCCCACTTGATCGAGCCTTCCATAAGGATCTCGTCGCGGTCGGCGCTGTCGATGTCTCGCCCGTCGCCCAAGATCGGAACCTTCTTGCCGTCAACCTCTTCCCAGCCACCAACGGCGATGACGATGAAGTCCATCCAGTGCTCCGCAGCGGTGTAAAAGATCACGAACTCGGGGTACTCGCCCGGCGCGACGTGCTTGCTCTTGTGCTTAGACGGTTTCAGTGTGCTCACGCCCCACCTCGCGCGCGGATGGCCGAGGCGGCCTCAATGAACGCTTCGGCTTGATTTGTGTGCATCGCAAGCAGCGGTCGGTTGGAGTAACCACCCGCGCCTTGGTCGCGCGCGCTTCTTTCGCGTTCGTCGATGGCCTGCTGCGCAAGCTCGTCGCACACCTTCGCGCACTGCTCGCGCTCGTCCGCGATGGCGGCGGCAATGGCGGTCGCTGCAACATCCAGCATTCGCGTGTTCCACGAATACCGACAGCGCGCGGACTCATCCATCGCATCGAAAAACGCACGCGAGTCTAGGACCTTAGTCGCGATCTCCCTTGCCCTCTCCAAGTCTCGCGGGGTCATTGGGGGCCTCGGGCGTCGCGGTCAATGCGCTCGATTTCGGCCACGATCAACGCGGCTGCGCGCACGAGATCGCGGCGTGCGCCCTTTTGCTTCCACGCCGAAAGCTCCCACGGCCAACCGATCGGTGGCAACGCCGGGGCGTAGTGCGCAAATCGTGCGTAGCAGGCCGCAGCGCGCGCAAGTTCGCCGTTCGCGTGCTCGTCATCGTGCGCCTCGGTCCATCCTTCGACGGACTTCTGGCGCTCGCGTTCGGCTGCGATCTCGCCCACGACGCCAGCCCGCGCCGCATCCTCGCGCTCGCGGCGGATCAGGGCGGCGATGCTGGACGCGCCACTGTTGATGTCGTCCGTGTTGGGGAAAGCGTGGCGGAACTGCTTGCGCAAGATTTCGCGCGCCGCCTGCTCGATGCGGTCACTCATCGCTCGGTCCTCCGTCGTAGCACTCGCACGCCTCCGGTGGCGTGAACAGGTCACCTTGGGCCGCGTCGCTTTCAAGTAGCGTGCGCCAAGAGAAACGGCGTCCAAGGCCGACGACGCCACCTGGGCGCAGGTTGGGTTTGGCCGCATCCTCGATGGCGAGCGCGCGTGCTTTGAGGTCGCAGGGGAGAGCGCGGATCTCTCGCACCGTCATCGCGGGGCAAAAGAAGCAACTCGACTTGCCGGGGACTTCAAGTTCGGATCGCTTGATTGCCGTGACGCAATCCGCGCGGCTCCATCCCCACTCAAGCAGCGGGCATCGAAAAACGAAGCGGTCACGGCGAGCTGGAGCGCGATCCGCTCGATGAGATTCGTCCGTGTCAAAGCCGATGAGCTTAACGATATCGCCCTTGGGGAATGCGTTGCGGCACCACTTGTCGCTAGGCGCGTGTTTGAACTTCTGACTGCACTTTTTGAAGCCGTAAGCCAGCGACGGTAGCGCTCCAATGCGGTGGCAGTTCCCTTCAAGCGTTTCCACTTCGCCTTGGTACGTCGCGCGCACCGTCACGAGGTCTGGGAATCCAACCTTGCGGCACCAGTCGCGCACGGCGTCCAAGTGCTTGTAGGTCTCTGGCCGCTCCCCGCCCGTGTCCGCGAACACGATGGCGTCCGGTCGCTCGCCGCGTTCGTGCAAGCCGACGAGCAGCGCCGTGCTGTTGACGCCGCCGCCGTATGCAACCACGGTCGCCGATTGTTCCGCGCTCATGCTCCCCTCCCGTGTTTCTTCGCGTGCCGTCGCCTTTTATTGATCGAGGCGCGGGTGAGGCGGTCGTGCGGTTGAATGCCGTAGATGGCGGACACGTAATGCGCCTGCCAGTTGTCGATCGGGTTCGCGGCGGGATTGCGCCGAACGATCGCAACTACGCGCTCCATGTGCGCGCTGACCTTGCGGTCTCGCCTGCTCACGTCGCGCCCCCGTCGGACTGCGTGGGCGGCAAGATGGCGTCCGGTATCGCGATGGGCGGCGGCCTCCCTTTCACGAATCGCTCGTCCTGCGCGCGCTGGTACCCGCGTGCTTCGGCGGCGCGAAGGGCGGATGCGATGGCGCGCTGCCGCGAATCGATCGTGTGGTTCAGCCACGAAAGACCCTGCGCTTCCTCGTCCGCCCAGTCCCTAGCAGTCATTGTGGGGCTCCTGGGCGGCGGCGATGCGCGCGTAGGCTTCCTCGGACGCAGCCTTGATCCGCGCCCCGTCGCCTTCCGATAGGACTTGGATCATGTAGTACATGTGCTCGATCGCCTCGCGCGCGTCGCCCATGTGGTCGAGAAGCGGCTCCTCAAGAAGCTGACCGCTCTCGTCGATGCAGTGCTGGTAAGAACCGGCCATCAGCGCACCTCCTTCGCGGCGGCAATAACGTCCATGAGCTTGTCGAGCGGGGTCTTGGGCACGCCAGCGCTCTCACCGAACTCGCGCACGATGTTGAGCACGTCAACCAGCATCGCCCGCAGCCGCTCGACCTCGGCGCGCAACTTCGCGTTCGCGGCCTGGTGCTCCTTGATCGTCGCGTCGATGATCTCGGCGTGCCCGCCCTTCGCGCCCGGCGGCTGACCGATGATCGCGCCGCACGCGTCGACCTCTGCCCGCAGCGCATCCCGCTCACCGGCGGCGGCGAGGAGGGCGTCCAGCTCGGCAGGCGTGAGGCGGCACTTGTACCCCATCTTCGCGGACACGTCGGCGAGAGTCCGCAGCGCGCCCAGGTCCAGTTCGGTGCTCACTTGATCTCCTTCCACTTGAACACCGGCGCACCGTCCGCGTCGGGTGCATACTCGGCGTGACCTTTGAGCACGGCCTCGCGCCGGATCTCTTCGCGGCCTTGGTCCACGGGGGAAAGCGCGACCACGAATAACGTGACCGCGACGGCCCCGAATGCGGACCAAAACATGGCTTCTGCGTTGTCCTTCACTTGATCTTCTCCATTTGCTCGGGGGTGGGGTCGGGCAGGGCGCGGATGTTCGCAGCGTCGCACTCGTGCGTCGTGATACACGCGCTCACTCGGTTGTCGTACTCGTAGCTGTCGACGCGCTCGTGGCAGCTCATGGTTTCCTGTTCGATCTTGCTCTGCGCGAGTCGCGCCCTTGCGTTGTCGGCCTCGGCCTCGCACGCCTTCGCCGCCGCCTCCACGCCCGCCCGGTACGCGGCGAGCTTGAGGGCGGTGAGGTATTCGGCGCGCTCTTTGACGCGACCCGCGTGGGCGTTCTTGATTCGACGCTCAAGAGCCTCGGGGTCGTGGTTGCCGCAGTAACCGTTGGCCTTGGCGCGCTTCTGGCACGGATAGCCGGAGTAGCGCCCAAGTGACGTAGCGACCATCGCTTTGCACCGCTCGCTCACTTGATCTCCTCGCCGCGCTCTAGGGCGCGCAGTTTGTTGACGCACTCGTTCCACCGCATGAGGGCCGCGTTCTCGGTGAGCGGACCGCACGGATCGCTCTCAGTCATCCGATCTAGCGCCTCATGCGCCTCGACCGCCGCGTCCACGAGCGAGCGGGCGCGGAGATAGCGCTCGCCCAGCATCTCGCTGACGCCCCAGCCTTGGGCCGCCACGATCTCCACCGCCTCGCGCAGTTGCATCGGGCTAGCCACGGCTCGCCTCCCCCACTTGCTCCTCGATTCGCTTCTCGCACGCCGCGTAGACCCACTCTGGCAGAGAGCGGTCGGGCGTGGTTACGATCGTGTCGAGAATTACGACCTCGCCGAATGCGTTCACGTCGGCGACCACCGTGAGCCCGTCAATCGCGATCTCGCGCGTGGTCCACTTGATGCCCGTGCGCGTGTCGGTGTAGCTACTCACGTCTCGCCTCCAGCGCGTCCAGCGCCGCCCATAGCCGCTTACTCGCGGTCTCGATCTCCTTCGCGGTCGGTGCCGCTCGCCACTCCTTCGCCGCTGCGCACACTTCGAGCATGGCGGGCGCGGCGTTGCGGAGGGCGACGATCAGGTCGGCGGTCGCGTCGTACTCCGCAAGCTTCGCTTTGGTCAAGCCGGGGATGCGCAACTCGGCGATGATGGTGTCATCGGGATCACCCTCGTGGTCTGTGACGATCGAGTGACCCTCAGACTCCCTCCACGGCCCCTTCGTCGCCTGCGCTTCGAGCGCCTTCAAGTGTGCGATGTCAGCCACGTCTCGCCTCCTCAAGCGCGCGCAGGGCGGCGTCGAGGTCGAGCATGGGCGTAAGAGCCACGCCGCTCATGACCCCCTTCGCCGCCTCGCAAACCTCGTGCATCGCCGCGAGCACTTCCGCGCGAGGGATCGGGTGCGTGCTGCGCATCGCGCTTGAGTCCTCGCTTGCGTGCTTCCATGTCCAAGGCGGAACGAAGAACATCTCGCGCGTCACGCCGTCGTGCGCAGGAATGATCCGCAGCACGAAAGGCTGGCCACCATCGCGCTTGAAGTGGTAGTGGCCATCCTCGCGCGGCGGCTCGCTCGTCCACGCGGTCATTGGCCACGCTCCACGGTCTCGATGACCGGCAGTGCGACGCGGTGGGCGCGGAGGACGCCGTTGCTTCTCAGCGCATCCTTGGCGCACCCAAAGCCAACGGTCACTTCGCCGTCGGCGTACTCGCCAAGCCAGCACTCCAGCACGCGCGCGGGCGGCTGCGAGGACACGGGCGCGCTCGGCTCGCCGCGTTGGCGGGCGGTGTAGAGCTTCATGAGCAACTCCCACGGCGCTGGGTTGTAGGGCGGAACGTCCTCCGCCATGAATCGACACGCTTCGTCCGCGTACGCCACCGCAGCGCGCGTGTACTCGTCGGGGCGCAACGCCTCGCCGTGCGCCTTCTTCTCGCTCTCCAGCGCGCGTTGCAGGTCGGCGAGCTGCGCCTTGAAGCTGCGGCGGGCGGCGTCAAGGACCTCGCGCTGCGACTCCATGACAGACTGAGCCCCGCTCAGATGGAGCCTCGCATCGTCGCGCTCGTGCTTCGCCGCGCTCAACGCACGCTGCGCCGCGTTCAGCTCGTTCGCGTTGCGAGTCGCCAGCGCGCGCATCGCTTCCGCGTGCTTGGCCTCAATGGAGTCAATCTGCGCGTAAAGCCTCGTTGTGGTGCGATTTAGCTTGCTCATCGCCTCGTCGCGCTCTTTCTCGGCGGCGGCGAGCTTGGCGCGCAGGAGGTCTAACTGGCCCTTCAACCAATCTCGATCGCACTTGATTGCGATGTTTTCGTCCCCCATCTTGGCGCGCTCCTTCTCCACAGCGGCGAGCGTGATGCCCTGCGCTTTGAGTAGCTCGGTCGTCTGGTCAAGCTGACGCCGCGTGCTGTCCAGCGTGACGCGCAAGAGTTCCACGTCGCCCCCCTCCACCGGCTCGCTCTCGCAAAAGGCGCGGACTGCCGACTCAAGCTGGAACTCCCTATCCACCGGGTCCGGGTCCGCCCACGCCTCCCGCAGTTTCTTCTCAGCGCCGTTCACTTCTCGTCTCCCTTGTAGCGACCCGCGCGGTTCCCATACGACCGCCAAGCTCCGCGCGGGTCAGTCCCAGGCTTGACGGTTTTCCAGTACGTGTACGCAGCCAACGCCGCCTCCGCTGCCCAGAATGCGAACAGGGAGAGGACGGCGCAGGCCATGACTAGATGCGCTCCCGAGCGATGCCGTTGAGGGCCGCGCTCGCTTGCTCCAATGCCGCGCGGTGTTCCGCGTCGTTGCTGCCAGCGGTCGCCAGCAGGATCAGCGCCTCGTCGATCTTCTCGATCGCGGTGCGCGTCGCTCGCCACTGGGGCGAGTTGCGCAGGACACGGCGGGATTCGCGCTCGGCCAGTTCGGCGGCCTTGGCGCGGTAGGCTTCGATACGTTGTTGAGGTGTGCGTCGCATGGGCCAAATCCAAACACCACGCCCGCAGCCGCGCAAGCCGAATCCGCAGAAAAAGTAGCCAAACGCACCTAAACCCATGCGGCTCCTAGCCTTGCTACGTTTGGCTACTTTTCCCTTGCGCCGCGACCCTCGCTAGGTCTAGCTTCTAGGCATGAAGCTCAAGCCTGGGCGACCGCCCCGAAGCGGAACCGCGTCCGATCGCGTCCACGCGCCGTTCATCGGCATCAACCGTGTCACGCGCAACCTGTCGCAAGCAGACCTCGCCCGCCTGGTCGGGGTCAGCAAAGCCGCTCTCTCGTCGTGGGAAGCTCAGCGCAACCGAGCCCCCCGTCCCATCCTCCTCAAGATCGCCCGCGTCCTGCGCGTGCGCGTAACCGACCTCCTATGAGTTACCCGAGAGTCAACTGGAGCACGCTCAAGGCCATGAGCGTCAGCCCCAAGCACTACCTGCATGGCCTCACAAGCCCCCGCGCCGACACGCCCGCGCTCCAGCTCGGACGCGCGCTGCACTGTCTCGTCTACGAGCCAGGCGAGTTCGCCGTCCGGTACGCAGCCGCGCCGAACTTCAACCGCGCCTGCAACGACGACACCGCTCGCGCCAAGGGCTACGACGGCGGAAAGCAGGCGGCGCTGGCGTGGGAGGCGTCCAACCAAGAGCGCGAGATCATCGCGGCTGACATCTACCAGCGCGCCTGCGGGATGCGCGACGCTCTGCTCGCCGATCCCGTCGCTGGACCTCTCATGCGCGGCGGGCGAGTCGAGCACCGCATCGAGTGGACCGACTCACTCACGGGCATTGAGTGCAAGGGCCGCGTGGACCACGTCAACGGCTGTCTCTCGGACCTCAAGAGCACCCGCTCTCTCCAATGGTGCGAGCGCGACGCGGCCCGGCTTCAGTACCACGCGCAGCTTGCTTGGTACTCGGACGGCCTCGAAGCGGCTGGGCTGCGCACGGAAGAATCACCGCGCCTAGTGTTCGTCGAGTCCGAGCCGCCCTACGACGTGCTCGTGCTGCTTTTCACCGAGGAAGACCTTGCCGCTGGCCGTCGCGTCTACCGCGCGTGCCTCGACATGCTGGCTGAGTGCCGCAAGACCGGGCTCTATCCCGGCGTGTCCCGTGGCGTCGCGCGGCGGATTCAGTTGCCTGAGTGGGCGCTGGCCGAGGACGACGTTGAGTTGACGCTGGACGGTGAGGTGCTGCTGTGAGCCACTGGAAAACCCTGTTCCCCTCGCTCTACCTCGGCGCGCACGACCTGCAAGGCCGAGACGTAGCGCTCACCATCCGGCGCGTCGTGGCCGAAGAGGTCAAGACCGAGAAGGGCTCCGAGCGCAAGGCGATCGTGTACTTCGTCGAGACGGGCAAGAAGGCCAAGCCCGGCGAGGAAGAGAAGCGGCTGGTCCTCAACAAGACCAACGCCAAGACCGTCGCCAAGCTCTACGGTCCCGAGATGAACGACTGGACGGGCAAGCGCATCACGCTGTTTCCGTCCCGCGTGTCGGCGTTCGGCGAAGAAGTCGAAGCCATCCGTATCCGACCTGTCCCTCCTGCACCTGCACCCTCACCTGAAACGAAAGAAGAACCCAAGTGACGTTCGACATCGACATGGACAACCTCGGAGGCGGCGCAACGCTGACCGGGGTGAACCTCTGGACCATCTCGTCCTGCTCGCTGACCAAGTCGAGCAAGGGCGACAACATGCTCAAGCTCGACCTCGTTTGCGGCGAGGCCAAGCTCAAGGACAACATCATGCTCGGCGGCGCGGGCTGGGGCATGGGCCGACGCAAGCTCATCGCCCTCGGCGTCCCCGAGACTGGCAAGCTCACCATCGACCCGCCTGGCTTCATCGGCATGAAGGTGTGGGCCTCGACCAAGATGGAGCCGAACACTTGGACCGACTCCAAGACGGGCCAGCAGCGCAGCGGCGAGCGGCTGGTCGTGGACGTGAAGGAACTGACGCACGCGGGTTTCCAGCACGTCAACAACATCCCCGCTGGATGCACGATGCCCGCTGACGACGACTGCCCGTTCGGCTAGGCCATGCTCCGCCCCTATCAGCTCCGCGCGATCGAGATGGTCCGCGCCCGCGTGAAGGACAGGCCGCTGCTCTGTCTCCCCACGGGCGCAGGCAAGACAACCGTCGCGTCCGAGATCATCAAGCGCACGCTGGAACGGGGGCGGCGCGCAATCTTCCTGGTCCACCGCATCGAGTTGGTGGACCAGGCAGTCGCGCGCTTGGAACAGTTCGGACTCAAGCCCGGTCGCATCCTCGCTGGCGTCAAGGAGGACCGGGACCGAGCGGTGCAGGTAGCTAGTATCCCGACGCTGCTCAAGCGCGAGCACTGGCCTGCGGATCTGGTGCTCGTCGATGAATGCGCGCACGCGGTCAGTGCGAGCTGGAAGAAGGTCATCGACCGCTACTCCACCTCCACGGTCATCGGCCTCACCGCAACCCCGATCCGCCTCGACGGGCGCGGACTCGGCGACCTATTCGGCTGCATCATCGAGCCAGTCACGACGCGAGAGCTGATCGAAGCGGGGCACCTCGTCGAGCCGCGCGTGTTCGCGCCTCCGGTGGACCTGTCCAACCTGCCCACGCGCGGCGGCGACTACTCGATCCCCGAGCTTGCGGCGCGCGTCTCAGGGCTAACCGGCTCCATCGTGGGCGAGTGGCAAAAGCACGCGCGCGGCATGAGCACGGTCGTGTTCGCGGTCAACGTGGAGCACTCACGCGCCATCGTGGCTGCGTTCCAAGAGATCGGCGTCCGGGCCGCGCACGTTGACTACCGCATGGGCCGCGAGCAGCGCCGCCAGACGCTCCAAGACCTGCGGCATGGCGTGCTCGACATGGTCTCCCAAGTGTCGTTGCTCAGCGAGGGCTGGGACTTGCCGACGCTCCAGTGCGCCGTCCTCGCTCGACCGACACAAAGCCTCGCCCTGTTCCGCCAGATGGTAGGCCGCGTCATGCGCCCGCCCGGTCCGGTCCTCGTCCTCGATCACGCGGGCAACCACCACGCGCACGGGCTCGTCACTGAACCGATCGAGTGGAGCCTCGACGGGGCAGTTAGAAACAAGCGCACCGCGCCCAGTGTGGCGACGTGCAAGAACTGCTTCGCCTGCTTCGCGCCCGGCCCCTTGGAGTGCCCGGTCTGCGGCCATCCGCTGCGGCAAGAGTCCGACGCCGACGCGCCTGCGGTCCACAACCCCGGCGAGCTGGTCGAGCTGAGCATGAGCCCGCCCAAGGCCACGATGGACGAGAAGGAGTCCACCTACGCACGCATGGTGCAAGCCTGCTCCGATGAGGGCGAGGCGCTAGGCACGGCGCGCGGTCGGTTCAAGCGCCGCTTCGGTGTCTGGCCGCGCTTCTCCGAGATTGAGCGCAAGCTGTACAAGTGCACGGGCCACGTCTGGGAGACCGTGACCACGCACGCATTCGACTACGTCCGCTGCGCTAGATGCTACCAGCGCGGGAACGAGCGGGATTTGGTGGCGCAGCGGGCGGCTTCGAGGATCGTCCGATGATTGACCACGACGAGGTCCCGACGCGTCTCAATGTGATGATGATGCTGTTGGATGAACTCCGCACATTGAACGCCAATTTTTCGGCACTACGTGACTCTGTAGAGCGGCGCAATAGGCGGCCTATGAAGCCGTCCAGTGTGCGCCCATCAGGCCCAGAAGAGGCAATGGTTTCCCTCATGGATATTTGGTCCAAGAGGTATCCCAATGGAGCAACGGCGCACAAAGCTGCGCTTGATTCGGTGCACGACGTCGAGCTTCTTGCCGTTCTTGATTCGTTCAATGTTGTAGAGCGCAATGGGACCGCGTCTGGCCGCAAGTTGGGGTACAAGATAAAAATTGCCGCAGGTCGTCGATTGAATAGGCGACGTTTTGAGAAAATCGGAACGCTTCAAGGCCGAGCGAAATGGTGCGTCCTTGCGGATGGCGAGGATGTGAAGCAATGACCGAATCCGACCTCGTCTCCGCAATCCTGATCTGCCTCGGCACGCGCCCCGGCGTGAAGGTGTGGCGCGCGAACGTGCTCGTGGCGCGTGACCGCACGGGCCGAGTCGTCCGCGCTGGCGTCCCAGGGCAGGCCGACATCTCGGGCATCCTCGCACCCAACGGGCGACGGCTCGAAATCGAGTGCAAGACCGCGACCGGGCGGCAGACTGAAGACCAAAAGCGCTGGCAACGGATGATCGAGGCCCACGGTGGGCTGTACGTGCTGGCGCGGAGTGTGGCGGATGTGGAGATGGCGCTGCGATGAGACGACCCCGTGACTACTTCTTCGGCATCCTGCTCGACCGCAAGGCGGGGCGCATAACGGACGAGGAGTTCAAGCAGCGCTGGGAAGCCGCCGTCAAACGCGACGACGAGGAGCGCGAGCAAGTTCTTGAGACCATGAAAGCCATGCTCCCGGCCCCAAACCCCGAGACCAAGCCGTGACCGACTACCCCGACGACCCCATCTCCCTCCTGTTCCAACTCGGCCTCGGCCCGTGGGTCACGCCGCTCCGTGGCAAGATCCCCACCCTCGACGCATGGAGCACGCGCGAGCCGGTGGACGAGGCGACCGTGCGCGGCTGGGTCGCGTCCGGTCTAAATCTTGGACTGCGCACCGGGGCGCGCTCGCAAGTCATCGTCATCGACGACGACCGGGGGCGGCATGGTCTCGACGAGTTCGACGCGCCGCCGACCGGCCTCATCGCACGCTCACCCACGGGCTCGACCCACTACTACTACCGCTGCCCCGCCGTCCCTCCCCGCAACTCAGCCTCGCACCTTGCGCCCAAGGTGGACGTGCGCGGCGAGGGTGGGCAAGTGGTCGTCCCGCCGAGCATCCACCCCACGGAGCGCGAGGAATACCGCTGGGCCGCGCTGGGCGAGCCGGGTCCGTTCCCCGCCGACCTGTTCCGCGTCGTGACCGTGGACATGACGCCGCCGCCCGCCTCAACCGGGCAAGGCTACGCCGAGACCGCGCTCAGGCGCGAGGTCGAGCGGGTCGAGCAAGCGCCTCAGGGGCAAGGCAACGACACGCTGGTCAAGGCCGCGTTCAACCTCGGGCAGCTTGTCGCCGGGGGCGTGCTGAGCCGCGAGGTGGTCGAGGAATCGCTGATGGCGGCTGCCACGCTCAACGGGCGCAGGCCGGAGAAAGAGGCGCGAGCCACGATCCAGAGCGGCCTGCGCGGCGGCTCAGCAAAGCCCCGAGGCGTGCCCGAGCGTCACCCTGCGGTGACCACATCGGCCCCCGAGCGAGCCCGCAAGAAGCGCGAGATCCTTGTCCCCGGCTCGCATGTGCTGGAGGGCGGCGAATACGTGGAGCAGGGCAACGACCGCTTCTCGTCTCAAGTGCTCGAACACCTTCCGCCCGACGCCATCTACCGCCGCGCCGGGACCATCGGCGAGATCCAAGACGGCCAGTTCTCCGAGGTCAAGCCGCACCGGATGCGCTCGATCATCGACGCCGGTGTTAAGCTGGTAAGTTGCAAGGCAGATGACACCAAGGACGGCACCAATTACGAGACCGCCTTCCGTGTCTGCTCTCGTGACGCCGCCGACCTGGTGCTCGGCTACGCCGCCGTGCGCGGGTCCATCCGAGACCTGAAGCACATCGCCTCGCATCCGGTCTACGTCGGCTCCGACTTCCAGCTCGCCAAGCCCGGCTGGAACGAGGCCAGCGGCGTCTACCTCACGAGCACTCTCGACGTGGCCCCGCTGGAGCTGGACTACGCCAAGGCGGTGCTCGAAGACCTGGTCTGCGACTTCCCCTTCCAAGCCGACGCCGACCGCGAGAACTACTTCGGCCTTTTGCTAACCCCTTTGCTACGTCCCGCGATCAACGAGCCCGTACCAATGCACCTCATCGGCTCGCCGATCGAGCGCAGTGGTAAGACCAAGCTCGCCGAGATCGTCCTCGGCTGCATCATCGCCGGTCGGCGCACGCCCGCCATGCAGCTAGGGGACCGGGAAGAGGAGCGCGAGAAGCGCATCATGGCCGTGCTCATGCGGGGCCAGACCATCCTGCATCTCGACAACCTCTCGGACTTCCTCGACTCAGCCTCGCTGGCATCCCTGCTCACCTCCAGCGAGTACCAAGGCCGCATCCTCGGGGCCTCAGCCGCGCCCACGCTCACCAACGGGCTCACCGTGGTTGGGACGGGTAACAACGTCCACGCGACGGGGGAGATCAGCAAGCGCATCGTCCCGGTGCGTCTCCTGCCCAATACGGACGCGCCTGAGAGCCGTACGGACTTCCGGCACCCCGACTTGCTCTCTTACTGCCTCGACGCAAGGGAGCGCGTCCTAGGCGCTCTGGTGGGGCTCGTAGAGAACTGGCGGGCAGCCGGTCGTCCCCTGCACCGTGGCGGCTTCGGCGGCTTCGAGCGCTGGACAGCCGTGGTCGGTGGCATCCTCGGCGCGGCGGGCTACACGAACTGGCTCACGTCGATGGCCGAGTGGCGCTCCAGCGCGGACGACTCGACGCAGGAGCACGCGGCGCTAGTACGCTCCTGGCACGAGCGCTACGCCTGTGAGGCGGTGTCGGGCGGGGACCTTTTTGAGCTTGCCATGGCTCTGGAGCTTTACGGCTGGCTCGGCGAGAAGCGCTCCGACCGAGGCCAGCGCACGTCCTTCGGGCGCCGCGTCCTCTCGGCCATCGCCGGGCGCATCATCTGCGGCTACCGGGTCGAGTCTGAAGGCGTAGGCGGGGCGCGGCGCATGAGGTTGACGCATCCGTGAGCGCGGTGCGGTGTCCGCTTTGCCCCCGGTCCATGCCGCTCGCGGACTACCGCCAGCACTGGGACCGCTTCCACGCCGTCAACCTCGTCACCGGCGAGCGGCCCCAGTACCAGCCTCCCAAGACTGCGGCCCGTGCGCCCGCTCCCGGTACGGACTGGATCGGGTACGGAGCAAGTTTTCGCACGTCCTCTGCTCCGCTGTTCCGAAGAACCGATCCAGCTTGATGGCGCTCCCCAAGCCCGTGCCGTAACCGGCGCAGATGCGGTCCATGACCGCGATGGACACGCCAGCGCGGCGACCGGCCTCGATGCGGGACAGTGAGAGGCGCGACAGCTCGGCCTTGACGTGAACAGCTAGCGGGTCGTGCATGTGTGGGTTGCCAGCAGCGCGCGTTACGTCCCTGCGCTGGCGACAGGGTTGAGACGATCCACCACGGGCGGCACACGCGCCTCACCGACAGACTCGTGGTGCTCCTCATGAGAGCAGATAGATGAACAGCAGGAAGAGGGCAGACACGATGAGCGTGTCGCGGTCCTCGCGGTCGAGTTTGGGCATCAGCGCGCCTCCCGTAGCTTGCGGCGCGCGTCACGTCGAACAGCTTCGCGTAGGTCGCGCCACACCCAGCGCTCGAACAGAATGTCCGTGCCGCCGGTCAAGCTCACGGACGCGCACGGGCTGTAACGCGGGTACTTCCCGTTCGGCTTGGTCGCCCACCAGATGCGCCCATCGGCCACCCGGAACGCAAGCAGGCTAGCGGCGTACTCGGCGCGGTCGTAGGGCGCGCGGCGTGTGGTAGTCACTGCCTCGCCTCCCAAGCTTCGCGCAGCCTCGCGGCGTCGCTGTTGCAGCTTGCAAGCTCGACAGCCGTGCGGCGCACCATCCGATGCGCACCAGCGCCTCCGATGAGCGCGACCGCTAGTACCGCGCGACCGTGCTCGACCTCGGCCTCAAGCGCCTTCGCCTCGGCGGCGATGACGGCGCACCTTAGAGCCTCTAGAGCGCTCATTTGCACACGATCCTTTCGACCTCGCGCATGTCAGTGAACTCGTCCGCGAGCAGCGCCGCTCGCTCCAGCACGCGCGCTAGTATCCCGGCGCGGTGCATGTCCAGAAAGCTAGCCACGTGGCGCGATGGGTAGTCGTTGTCCCCAGGCGTCGCGTAGAGGCCCCAGTATCCCTCCAGCTCGCGCTCGACGTAGTACGCGGGCGCTGTGGTGTCGCCGTGGTGCAGGCACAGCCCAGGGCGAGCCAGTGAGGCGGCGTGGCAGCCGCAGGTGGTGTCGTAGGGGTCGGTCATGGTTGGACCTCGCCGCGTGCGCGCTCCAGTGCAGCGCGAGCTAGGTCGATGCCCATGATGCCGCACGACTCGCCGGGACAAGTCGCATCGTGAGACTCCACGATCATGCGCAGGGCTGAGTACAGCGCAGGCCCCGCGAACACGAGGTTCAGCATCTCCGGCGTCACCTCGCGCCCGTTCACCTCCAAGCGCGGCGGGGTGGGGAATTGCGGCGTAGTCATTGGCGCACCTCGTTCGGCTCGCGGTCGAATCGTTTCGTTATGCGCCCCCACGAATCCTTCGGGCGCGTAACGGCGACGGCCACAGGCCCCTCGTCCACGCACAGGTCGTAGAAGCGCTCCACTGCGGTTTCGGCATCGTCCGCGAACACGCGAGTATCCCAGCGCTCGCCGCACTCTTCGGCCGTCACGATCCACGCCAAGCGCGGGCGGTATCGAGAATTGCTCACGGCCTCACCTCGCTCCCACCATGCCCCAGCGCGCTCAGCCCAAACTCCCGCAAGCAGTCCGCGAGGAGCCCGGTCTCGTCCCGCTCCAGGTCGCGCACAAGCACCCTTGAGCCATCGCTCCAGTACGCGCGCCCGTGCTCGTCGCGGAACAGGTCGGGCGAGCCGTTGCCGGTGCGCACCTGAGTTAGCGCGCTCACTTGCTCACCGCCTCTCCGGCGTAACGGTACGCACCGTCGATGCCGCTGGCACTCTTGCGCGTCCCCATGATCGGCACGAACACGTAGCTACCATCGTGCGCTTGCCCGCCGATCCAGTCGCCACGCCAGCCCGTGTAGCCTTGCTCGCGCTGCACCTTGGCATCGAAGCGCGCTAGTGCGACCGCGCACGCCTCCCAAGCGGCTTGCTCGCCGGAATACTCGTCCGCGTACGGAACCAAGTAGTTGAACGCATCGCACCGCACGCGCCAACGTGCGCCCGTGGTGTTGCCCGGCGGTACGTAGCGAACCGAAATTGCTTGCATGTGTCGTCTCCAGTCTCGTCGTTTCAGTGTCCCCCAGCGCACGCGCGCTAGTAGGGGCGGCTTCCCGCTACGCGCACAGGGGCGCGTTTCGACCCTTGCCACGGGGTCTCTTCAATGGCGGGGGCGGTTACAGGCGCACCGTGCGCGCGTTCAATCGAGCGCGGCCGACACGTCCGATTTCGTAAAGCTCGGGCTGCTCACTCATCGCGCCCGCTCCGACCCATAGCGCGCGCTTGCGAAGCGTGTCCGTGTCGCACGTGTCGAGATCGTCCCAAGCGCCATACTCGCGCAACGTGCGGCGCAATTCGGCATCGTCGGCGATCCACTTCACGCGATCGACCCAGTAGCTAACGTGCTCGTCAACAGGGCCGCTACGCGCGCAGTCCGCAATTGCGTCGATCGGTGCGCGGAACAGTTCGCGCCCGCTAGTACCGTCCAAGTAGCTGTAGTGCTTCACGTCTCGTCTCCAGTCTCATTCCACGCGGTCCGCGCCGCGCACGCTTGCCCCGTACCCTAGGGCGTGCGCCATCGAACAGGCGCGGGCCAGCGCGACGTGCGCTAGTGCCACGGGCTTGTGCGCGCCCGTGTTGCGCGGAGGCTAGGTGCGGGCCGCGCGCTTGAGCACGTCAGCCTCAGCGAACGCGCCGTGGGTGAACGTGAATTGACCCACGATCGGATCGAGCTTGATCACCTTCGCCTTGCGGTACGCAGCAAGCGCGCGGAGCGCTTCGGGGCGAGTCAGTTGCGCCGTCTCACACGCGAACGCGAGGAAGCTCTCTTCGGCGTTCACGATGCGCTGCGCTACGTCACGGGTTCCGCTCAAGACGCAACCTCCCCACGCGCGCGGGCGAGGGCGGAACGGGCCGCTTCCATGCGCGGAAACATTCCATGCCCGCGCCGTAGTAAGCGGATGTAGTCGAGCACGCCCTCGTCGGACTGCTCGGATAGGTCGCGGACCGACTGCTCTAGATCCGCCAGCGCCGCGTACAAGTCGGGCGCGGCGGCGATCAGGCGGGCGTTGGCTTCTTGCTCGTGCTTGTACCCGTAGACCGCTGCGATGAGCGCATCGGTCCGCCCGCGCGGCCAATCGGGGTGCGCAATCTTGAGGCACCCGGCCGGAGCGCCAATGTCCGGGCGCACGCCCCACGGCCCGCGCGTGAATTGCGGCCCGCTCACGACCGCACCGCCTCTCCACCCGCGAACGTGTCCAAGTCAAGCGCGCGGAACTCGGCGAGCGTGCCGCACCATGCGGACCTGCGGGGCGCGTCGGCTAGCTCGGCCGCAATCTCGTCGGCCGTCCCGTTCCAAAGTGAGCGCGACGTGCGGCGCAGGTAGTGCTTAGCGCGCTCGCACCCGCCTATGTCTTTGCGCTGCGAATCAGTGCAGGGCCACTCCTCGCCGCAGCCAGCGCAGGTCTCTCGCGTGTCCATCGTCTCGTCTCCAAGTTGCGCCCCCAGTCGAGGGAGCTGGTCATGTGTGCGCGTAGCGACCGCGCGTAGCTCGTCAGTGCGGTAGCGAGCCGCATACGGCGCGGACGTGCGCCGTTTCGCTTTAGCGCCAGTACGTGCCAACGTACATCTCGCGCCCAATGCGACGGCGCGCGGCGTCGGATAGGTCCGCAAGCTCCGCGCGCAGGTCCGCGCCCGTTTCGTATTCGCGGAACCATTCGTACGGGTCCACGTAAACCATCGTCCCCCCGTCGTTCACGCGCACTTCGCCGTCGTTCATGGCCTGCTCAAGTTCCTGCTCGTCGGCGATATCGTCCGCGCGCGTACCGTGGCGCTCGTCCCACTCGGAAAGCGCTTCCTCCAACGAGGCGCGCACAGCGAGGAACATCGGGCCGAATTGGTTGCCGAACAGGTAGCGTTTCACGTCTCAGTCTCCGTTGCGCCCCTTGCGAGGCTAGGTCCATCGCGCGCCGCACCATGCTGCGCACGCCCCCATTCTATCGACCCGATTGCCTAGGTTTCCACACCTTCCACACTTTCATAAGTTTCTGTTCTGTAAAGTAGCGGCCCTAACCCCATACCACGAGCAGACTTACGCCATTTCCGCTACTTTCGCTACTTTCTCCGGGCGCTACGCTATACGGGCGCTCCCCCTCTCCACACCTATACGTGTGTAGTAATGTTCATAACCTTCATGTGTATACGTAAATGCCTATGGCGCAAGGGGTTACGCTCGACACTTTACCGTCCCAAAACATACTAACCTTCGCCAAGGTAGCGACGCACCATGCACCAGCGAAACCTTAGCGCATAGATGAAATCTAGCCCCTCTCGAGCCCCGGCGCGCCTCGAGGCGGACCCAGGCCCACGCGCGCCTCTCCACCACGATACGCAGAGCGAATGGGGGTGCGGGGGCTTGACGAGCGAGCGGGGAAGGGCGAAGGTCTGGGCAGTGGAGCTAGAACAGAGCGCGAACGCTGGACGACAGAGCGACGAACAGAGTCGAGACCTGACCCCGCGCGAGCGTCAGCTGTCCGGCCTGCGCCCGTTCAAGCCCGGTCAGTCTGGCAACCCATCGGGCCGCCCACGCGGGTCGAGTCCACGCCAAGCGGCCATGAAACTGCTCGCGGCCCACGCGGACGCCGAGGGTGACGGCGCTCTGTCGCTCAAGCTCGGCCGAGGCTATGTGCGCGCGGTCGAGATGCTGACCGAACGAATGGCCGACCCCAACGCGTCCCCTAGCGCCCTGGCGAGCTACGGCAAGGCCCTTGAGTCACTGACCCGCGCCCTGGCCGAGCTGGACCCTGCGCCGAAGGTTACCGAGCGGCGCGAAACCAGCCAGCGCGTCGTCCTCTCCCTCTCCGGCCAGCTACCTGCCCAGGCGTCGGGCCAGCTTCCGATAATGCCTCTTATGTTGCACGACGGCGAGCAGGCGGGAAGTTGCGAGGTAGATAGCGGCCCGCGCACGGTCGAGCTCGAGCGGGGCGGGGGAGAGCCGTCGGAGACCGGCATGGGTCCCATCCGTGACGCACCGCTTCCGTTGCGGAGTACCCCGCCCCCGTCCCCGCCCACACCATAGGGGGGGTCTAGGTGCGCGCGCGATGGGTCCCATGCCTGACCACCTGGCACGGGGTGGTCACATAAACCCAGCACCGGGGAGAGGGGGGGGCCGCCATCGACCGCTTGAATGGGTCCCATCTTGCACCGGCCTGTGCGCCTGCCCCGCAAAAACTTGCACGGTGGGGTGCAGTTGCGTAGAAGATAGGCATGCCGTGGACCCACGACTGGACTCGCGCGGAGGAGCGTTCGATTCCGCAGGGTGCGGACTTTGTGGACGTGGTGCGCTTTCCGCTGACGGGTGGAGTGAGTGCGGACTGGAGCGGGTGGGCGGTGCGTGGTCAGATCCGCGCTGGGTATGCGGACGACGCTCCTCTGGTGGCTGACTTGGACTGTGTGATCGTGGACCCGGTGCAGCGGGTGGTGCGGTTCCGGCTGGGTGCGGCTGTGAGCGAGGGCATCAAGGACCAGTGCGGCCGATGGGACGCGGAGCTTGTGCGGGGCGAGCAGGTGGTGCGGTTCGTGGTGGGCAAGTGGGAGTTGGACCGAGAGGTGACGCGGTGACCGGCCCGGCCCGCGACAGGAGCAGGAGCAGTAAATGACCAGCCAACCCGAGTCGATCAGCGTGGCGTATGCGGGGAGCAGCGTGGGCGAGCAGCGAGCGTTGCTTGCTGCGGCTCGGACGGTGGCTCGTGTTCCGCGAGTGGACGACCCGACGCCGGTGACGCTGTTGGACGCGAGCGCGGACTTGGTGTTCTTCCAGGGGAACACGCGCATGAGCCCGTTCACTGGGACGGGGGACACGGTGACGCGGGTCGCTACTAGCTACGCGGGCAGTGGTGGTCCGTGCGGGTTGCCGAAGGGGAACAGCTTGGACTCGCTGATGCCGTATCAGGGGTTCACGACGGAGTACGACACGGGTGGAGCGCACGCGGGTGGTTTGCGCATCAAGGTGTACCTGCGGACGAATCAGAAGATCAACCTGGAGTCGGGGGTTGGGTACAGGGCGATCGTGTTCCCGCAGGCCGCTAACGTCGCGGGGCGGTGCTTCCCTGCGCCGGAGGACATCACGGGTTGCTTCGTGTACGACTTGTTCGAGCCGGAGGAGGAGTACACGGGTGTCAGCAACGCCTCGGGGTACATCGACCTGACGCTGGTGTCGTCGCCGACCAAGCCTGGCTGGGACGGTCTGACGCTGACGAGCGGTGGTGGCGACGTGGTGTTCATCGTCAGTTACCGCGAGGTGACGGTCAACGACGTGCCGACGGACGACTACCAGTACAACGAGCAGAGCGGCGAGAAGCACGAGCTGGTCTACACGCACACTCGTGGCGCGGCTGGTCATGCTGGGATCTGGCATCCGTACACGAGCGTGCAGCGGATGGGGAATCTGACCAACGCAACGCAGTTGACCTCGTTGGGTGCGCCGTACCCGAGTTGCGCGGACAAGACCGAGCAGAACTGGTACTTGAAGCCGACGGTGATGGTGCCGCCTGGCACGCTAACCAACGGTCAGTCGCTCAAGATCCACTTGACGGGCAACGTCGGGTGGGGCGCGGCGGCGTACCTGATGGAGATGCTCATGTTCTTCTCGAATGCGGAGGAGAACGGCTGGGATCCTTGGTTGCACAAGTCGAGCTTGTGGCCGGCGGCGAACAACAGCCAGACGGCGCACTGGTACGAGCCGGGTCCGTACGGGACGTTCACGGGGGCGACGTGGACCAATGGCACGCTGACTCTGAGCGCGACGGGCATTGGCTTGATCGCAGGCGACGCGCTGTGGTTGACGGCGGGCACGAACGCGACTAAAAGCGTGTACGTCATCACGGACAAGCCGACTGCGGACTCGGTGGTGCTTGGGCGGACGATCGGCACAAGCGCGACGAGCGGGATCGCGGGCTTCATCGGTGGTATCGCGCGTGACGTGGGAGGCGAGACCTGGATCGGTGGCCGCCTCAACTACGCGACGCACACTGGCCCGGCTGACAACGGCCCGGTGACGGTGTTGCAGAGCGAAATTGCAAGCGTTGGCAACGTCAACTTCGAGGTGGACGTGACGATCACGCACTTCGCGCAGGCGTCGGGAACGGGCAACAACACGACGCACGCCTACCAGATCTCCGCGGAGTTCCGCATCGGTGGTGTGGGCAACGCGACGACGGGTGTAGTCGGTGCGACGGCGGGTACGGTTGCGGTGACGCGGCGATCGTGCGTGTTGAACTTGGCGAACGTGATCTGCAACCCGGTGACGGAGCCGTTGGGGATCACGCTGCTGTTCAAGGGCGCTGAGGCGACGACGGGGACGGGCGAGTACCTGTTCCCTGGCGCGCGTGGTTGGTACAGCCGAGCGCCGTTCGATCCGCGCACGGGCATGGGGTATCCGCTGCGGTTTACGTCAAGCTCGGCTGCGCCCGCTGTGTGCACGGCCAATCCGTGCGACGGAACGCGGTTGACGCGCGTGAGGACGATCGACGTGAAGTACATGGGGTCACAGAGCCGATGACGTACACCTCTGGCATGGCGTTCAATCGCTCGACGAGCGACTTCCCTGGCGCGATCACGGCGACGGGGCCGAACGTCATTGGCTTCTACGAGTACGCGATGGCGGGCCAGTGCTCGATCGCGTGCTATCGCCCCACGGCCAGCTTCAGCAACGCGCCGTGGCTGATCGTGGTGAAGGGCGGGCTGGGGTACAACCCTGGCGAGCGCGCTTCGTACGAGACGCTGGGCAGCGATACGTACGTGCGGCACTTCATCGAGCGCGGGTACGTGGTGTTCATCATCGACTACCCGGCGAACCCGTCGAATCTCGACAGCCCGTATGCGTTCAACGACATCCGGCCTGTGGCGATGTGGCCCGACGCGGTGTTCTGGTGCGCGCGCGCGATTCAAGCGATCAAGGACAACAAGGACTCAACGACTCCGCTGGGCTTGAAGCTGCTCGGGTCGGGCAACTCGATCGACCCCAACTACGGGATTTGGTGGGGCAACTCGTGGGGCGGCACGATCGGTCTCATGCTCGCGTGGATGCCCGACTGGATGGTCGAGCGGTACAGCACGCCTGCGCTTCGGCGCGCGGGGGATCGGCCCAAGTCGTCGCATCGGCTCAAGGTGTGGACGGCGTTCGAGCCGCAGTTGGACTTGACGCAGTTTGACATTGAGCCGTTGAGCTTGTCGGCGAAGCCTACGTACATCGACGACGCGGGCTTGGGCGCGATCTACATGGACGACAAGGCGCAGTGGTTGATGCGCAAAGACTCGCTGGACAAGTGGAGCACGACGGCGCTGGAGGACAAGAAGATCAGCCCGTGGTGGATGCTCCAAGCTGGGTATCCCGAGAACGCGGACGTGCTGATTTGCGTGCGATGGCCCGCGAGCCCGGCGCTTTCGATCCCTGAAGAAGCAAATCTGACGCCGGACGACTTCGATCCGGGTACGGTGCCGACGCAGGCTGACCGCGACGCAGGCAAAGCGCAGCGCGACCCGCACCATCCGTTTCAGGCGCGTGCGTTGCAGACGGAGCTTGCGTCGTACGGCAACGAGAGTTCGTTGTGCCGCAAGAGCATCATCCGGTGGGGTAGCGGCACGACGGGGACGTGGGCCAACCCTGGCGGTGCGTTCATCGGTCAATCGGGCTTCGCAGAGTTGGTCTACAACGCCGCAGTGACGCACGCGGGCTACCCGGAGGCATGAGATGAGCGGACTTGGCAACGTTGGGGCAAACTACTACGACATCCTGCTCAACAACCGGATCGACTCTGGTATTGAGATCGCTCAGGCGTTTGGGATCACGGCGCCGCAGCCTCCGTCATCGGTCGCGCCGCTCTACATCTCGTTGCACACGGCTGATCCGGGGAACTCGGGTTCGTTTGAAACCTCGGTGACCAATTACAAGCGCGCGGCGTATCAGCGAACGCAGTTTTCAGTTGGCGGATCGAACTTCTTCCCGTGGACTAAAACACAGGGAGGTTCCTTGGCTCCGACGACGTGGACCAACTACAGTTCGATCTCGTTCGACACTGTCAGCGGCAGCGACACGATCACGCACTGGGGCATCTGGACCGCGCTGACGGGAGGCGGCTTCATCCTCGGCGGCCCGCTGCGCGCGTCGGGCGCGTCGGTGAAGCTGGCGTATGCGACGGCTGTGGGCACGATCCACTCGGTCGGGCACGGTCTGACGGCGGGCAACACGATCCGCGTCTGGAACGCCTACGACAACTTCAACGGCGGCACGGCTCCGCTGACGACGCCCGGTGTGACGCGAGTGGTGGATACGGGTCCGAACACGGACGACTTTGACATCACGGTTAATCTGGACGCTGTCGGCCCGGTGGGCTACGTCCTCTCCGGCTCGCTGAGCTTGGTGTCGGGTAGCGTGCCCTCGATCGCCGCTGGCGGGATTGTGATCTCGGTCACATGAGCATTGTTCGCTTCAGCGGCGCGTCGTCGATCGGGACTGTGGCTGCGGCCGAGGTCTTGGATCTGACGGCGTTGTGGCTGGGCGCGGCTGTCGTCGGAACGGTGGGCGTCGCGTACGTCCAAGACTTCGGCGTCACGTTCCTGGGCGCGTCTGTGATCGGCGTCGTGGGCACGTCGGAGTTGACGGACGGCCAGATCATCAACACGGTGCTGCTTCAGGGCGTGTCGGTCGTGGGCGTGGTGGCGTCGGGCGACGCGCTGCTGGGCTTCGCGTTCCCGCCTGTGGTGACGCCTGCGGCTGAGTCGGACGTGCCGGGGTCGGCGATGAGCGAGATGGGCCAAGCGGGGAGCATGGCGGGAGAGGTGACCTGATGCCGCAGCCGGTGGTGCGAAAGGCTGACGTGTGGCAAGGCGCGGACGTGACGTTCCGTGAGCGTCTGGTCACGGGCAACGGCGGGACGGCGCTGGTCCAGTCTGACGTGACCTCGTGGTCGCTGCGGGTGTTCCGCGCGGGCGACGAGAAGAACGCGAAGCGGATCGTCACTGACGCGCCCGCGACCAGCTACTTCTTCGACACGCTCCAGCTCACGGACTGGACGCGCGACACAGTGGGCTACAACTTCCAGTACCGGTTGCCCTACTCGTCGTTCAAGGCGAGCGCGGCCACGTACGTGTTCGAGTTCGCCATCAAGACGGGCTCGTACGGGACGATTTTCTCGGTGTGGGAGATCCGCTATCTGCCGGTGGCGAGCGTCTAATGGACTTTGCTGACGACATTCTCGTCGAGCTGCGCGGCGCTCCACGCGACCTGCTGCGCTCGATCCTGGACTACACCGGCAAGGTGAAGAACCGGGAAGTGATCGTCGTCGGCCCCGGTGGCACGGGCAAGTCGCGCGGTATCTGCTACGTGCTCGCGTACCTGTGCGAGACGCATCCCGGCTTGCGCGTGCTGCTGACACGCTCGACGCGTGAGAGCATGACCAGCTCGACGCTCGTTGAGTGGGAGGCTTGCTTCCCGCCTGAGCATCCAGTGCTGGACGGGCCTCAGCGTGAGGGACGCAGCATCTACCACTTCCCCAACGGGTCCGAGGTGGCGGTCATCGGCCTCGACAAGCCGGGCAAGCTGTTCTCGACCAAGTGGGACATCATCTACGCGGAGGAGCTGACCGGAGGCGGTGCTGACTCAGGCGTGGAGAAGAACACCTGGGAGCTGTTCTTCCGTGGTCTGCGCGGCGAGGTGATGGTCAACAACCAGCGGTTGCTCATCGGGTCGTGCAACCCGAGCTACCCGTCGCACTGGGTCAAGCAGCGCATCGACGCGGGCTCGTGCGAGGCGTACCTGTCGGTCCACAAGGACAACCCGGCCTACCACGACGGCGTGGACTGGACGGACAACGGGCGCGCGTACCTCGACGGCCTGGGTCGCATGAGCGGCCACAACAAGCGGCGTCTGCTGCATGGCGAGTGGTGCGCGGCGACGGGTCGCGTGTACGACGCCTGGGACGACGACGTGCATGTGGTGGACGCGACGGTCTGGACGCAGCGCGGTCAGGCGACGGTCGTGGTGCCGGACGGAATGATCCCGATGGACTGGTGCTTCGCCTCGTTCGACTGGGGCTGGACCGACCCGGCTGTGCTTCAAGTGTGGGGCGTGGACAAGGACCGCAGGCTTTGGATGCTCGCGGAGGTGTTCAAGACGCGCGCGGGTGAGGGCACGGCTCAGTCGGGCTTGGACTGGTTCGCCGAGCGCGTGTCGGAGTTCTATAAGGAGTTCGACTTGCGCGCGTTGGTGTACGACCCGTCGCGCGCGGAGACGGGCGAGAAGTTCAACCGGCGCATCTCGTTCGAGCTTGGGTTTGACGTGCCTTCGTTCGCCATCAAGGCGATGAACCGGCACGGGACGGCGCAGGACTTTGGCGGCATCGACATGGTGCGCTCGCTGCTGTCGCGGCGTGTGCAAGGTCGTCCGCAGATGAACTTCGTCAAGAACACGCTACGCTTTGGGCGCGACGAGTTCTTGCGCACCAAGGGCAAGCCGACCTGCACGGTCGAGGAGTTTCCCGCGTATGTCTACGAAGAACCGAAAGAGGGGCGCTCGAACCGCGACAAGCCAGCGGACGGACAGTCCGACCACGGGCTTGACGCCGCTCGCTACGCAGCCGCCTATTTCTGGACCCGAGACATGGGCGAACCTTCCAAGAACGTGCGATGCCCGCGCGGTACGGTCGGCCACAATCCCTCGTGGCCTGGCGGCAAGACTTTCGAGGAGTGGTTCGAGGGGCAGGATTCATGATTGACACGTCCCCCGAGAAGCTGATGGAGCGCGTGCGTGCTTGCGAGCGCGTGCGTGACCAAGTGCTGTCCAAGTTCGACGAGCACGTGCGCGCGTACCACTCGGGCGCGTACGAGGGCCGCACGGACGGCATGGCTGAGAACCACGTGTTCGAGTACGTGGCGCAGCGCATTGGGCAGGTGGCGTTCCAGAACCCTGTGGTGCGCATCACGACCAACGCTGGCGAGCAGGCCAAGATCCAGTCGCGCGGCGTGCAGCACGCGCTGAATCGCTGGTGCCGAGACACGTCGTTCCATCGTCTGGCCGAGAAGCTGGCGGTGGACTCGTTCTTCGCGTTCGGCGCGACGATCACCAAGCCTGAGCCGGTGCCGGGCTGGGAAGAGGCCGAGGACCCGATCTACTGGCCGACCGTGGCGCGCTTGGACCAGCGCTGCTTTGGCTTCGACTCGGAGGCGCGCTCGTTCGAGGAGGCGCGCTACGTGTTCCACAAGGTCGCCGAGGAGAAGAAGGCGCTGCTGGAGCGAGCCGAGGCTGACGCCAAGCTGCCCAAGGACGAGCGCGAGGGCTGGGACGTGGAGGTCATCAAATCGATGACCGAGACGCAAGACTACGGCATCGACGAGACGCGGCGCGACAACGTCACGCTCAAGGTGTGCTACTACGAGGTGTGGGTGCCGGGCATCCACATCGACGAGGACAAGAAGCCCGAGGACGGCTATCACGGCGCGCTGTTCACGATCGCGTGCGACAGCTCGGGCAAGGGTATGTCGCCGCGCAAGCCGCGTGACTTCTGGGGTCCGCGCTGGGGTCCGTACACGCTCTACGGCATCTACACGGTTCCCAACCGCCCGTGGCCGCTGGCTCCGGTGCAGGCTGCGTGGCGTCAGATCGACGACAGCAACCGACACTCCGAGGTCATTGACCGATCGGCTGCGAACTACAAGCGCATGATCGTGGTAGACGAGTCGGACCGTCGCTTCGCCAAAAAGGTGAAGGACGGCAAGCACGACTACGTGTACACCAAGTCGAATCTCACGCGCGACACGGTGCAGCAGCTTGAGATTGGCGGCGTCACGGAAGAGATGCTGCTGGTCAAGCAGATCATGAAGGAGCGTGCCGACCGGATGCTCGGCATGAGCGACGCCGAGAAGGGCATGACCACGGGCGCGGCGACGGCGACAGAGAACGCCATCGCGTCCGCGTCGTCCAATGTGCGGACCTCGTGGCAGACGAAGAAGTTCTGGGACGCTTGCGAGCGGAACCTTCAGACCGTGGCGTGGTACCTCACAACCGAGGACACGGTCATGCAGCTTGGCGACGACGCCAAGGAGGACTTCGGCCCCGACACGCTGTACGTGGGCAAGATCACCAAGGAGGCGTGGCCGCGTCAGCGTCGCGTACTCCAACGCATGATGCCCGGCGCGGACCTGCCTACAACGCCGCCCGAGGACTGGCTTCAGGACAACGGCAAGGGCGTGGACGACTACGAGGTGTCGATCGAGGTCGGCTCGATGGCGCGCAAGGACGAGATGGCTGAGGCCGCTGAGGCTGACTCGTTCTTGACCACGATCCTGTCGGTCGGCCAAGCGATGGTCGCCATGCCGCACGTCAAGTGGAGCGAGCTGATGGAGGAGTACGGGCACCGTCGCGGTTACCCCGAGCTGCCGTCGTACTTCGACTTCCAGATGCTCGCCGGTGTGCAGCAGCTCAGCCTCCAGTCAATGGCTGGCGGTGAGCAAGGTGGTGGAGGCGAGGCCAAGGAGGCAGTCCACAACGCGCCCCGCATGGAGCGGACGCAGGCCAAGGCGATGCCGGACAGCCGCTCTAAGCAAGCGTCCTTGCCGGGTCAAGTCTCGGGTGCTAGAACCAAGGCGGGCAAATGATTTACGAGTACCGCAACGCGACTGGCAAGACGATTGAGCGGCACGCGCTGATGGCTGACGCGCCGCCTGTTGGGCATGAAATTGTCGTAGACGGCGAGGTGTATCGCCGCATCCCGTCAGTGCCGGGTGTCGCAACCGGGTCGCCTCTGCGCGGCACGGTCAGCTACACGATGGACCCGCGCGACGCCAAAAAGCTGGGCGCGCGTGTGAACAAGGACGGGTACGTCTGCTTCGAGGGCCGCCGCGAGCAGGACGAGTTTGTTTCCAAGACCCAAGACACGGAGAACCCTGTCGTCAATGTCCGCTGAAGTCGCCACGCCGCAACTCGATCAGATGCTCGCCGCGCTCGTACCCGCTGCTGAGCCCGCACCCGCCGTCGAAGAAGCTCCCGTCGAGACTCCCGCTGAGGAGGCTCCGGTCGAAGCTCCGGCTCAAGAAGAAGAGAAGAAAACCGAGACGCCTACGTTGTCGTCGGAAGAGAAGAACGCCTTTGAACGGGCGCGTACCGCTCTCCGACGCGACGGCGTCCCGGTGAACGTCATCGACAGTCTGGACCGCGACAAGCTGCTCCGTTGGGGCAGCGGTCGTGCCAAGGCCCAGTCTGACGCTGACGATGCGTACCGGCAGCTTGGAGAATTGCGCAAAGAGAGAGAGACCTGGGCAGCGAAAGCTACCGAGCCCACCAAGGAGTCAGCGGCCTCAGAGCCCGCCGAACAACCCTTGGACCTCGACAGCCTGGGTAAGACCCTCTCCGACGAGCTTGGAAGCCAAGAAGTGGCCGGTCGTGTGACGAGTGTCCTGAAGTCTCTAGAAAGCCGCGCCGCCGCAAAGGCTTCCGCATTGGAGTCTCGACTGAAAGAACAGGTCGAGATCAACCAGCGGTTGTCCGCGTCGGTCCTGCGAATCGAGATGGATGGCGCACGTCAGCGGCTTGGGGAGCGTTTCCCTGAGCTGCGGGACGAGAAGGACTTTGCCAAGGTCACCGAGAAGATGATGAAGCTGGCTCCGTCCGGCGCTTACGACAACGTGAGCGACCTGATGTACGAGGCTTCCGTCCTCACTTTTGGGGCTGCGGCGGTCGATGCGTCCAAAGACCAATCCAAGTCTCGTGATCGCAGAAACGGCTTGCCGACCAAGCCGCAGGGATCTACGCCGCGCGCCTCCAAGGGCAAAGAGGAGCGGGCGATGGACTTCCTTGCGGAGCTTGAGAAGAAGCACGGGCTTGCGTAGCGACCGCAGCGCGGACGGTGATCCGCGACAAGGAATCGAAACATGGGCTCTGTCATTTCCGTGTTCGATGACTTCATGGAAAGCACGGAAAGTGCTTACCTGACCTCGCCCAACGAGGTCATCAACGAAGTCGTCCGAAACACCTACGCCTTGGGCTACATGCTCAAGAGCGGCGACCAAGCGATCACTCTCCAGAGCGGAAAGTCGATCAAGTGGCTCTCGCAGATGGTCGATGCGCAGACCGCGCACTTCTATCTGCCGGACGACAACGAGACTCCGTCGCAGCCGCAGACGATGACCGACTTCGAGGTCGGTTGGCGTTTCTTCCGCGACAACATGGCGTGGAACAACGAGACGATCACGCTGAACGCGTCGGGTATGGACCCGAACGGTCGGCGCACTCAGATCGTTGGTCTCAAGCGCCAGCTCGAACAGGCGATGTGGACCTCCAAGTTCAACAAGATGGAGGACGCGCTGTTCTCGACGCCGAACCAAGCCGACATGGAGACGGCTGGCACGGCGAAGGTTCCGTACTCCCTCGGGGTGTGGAACAACGAGCTGACCAACACGATCCCCTACACGGGGCTCGGCTCCACGACTGCTTGGGGCACCGTCGCTGGCAAGAATCCCGCGTCGTTCTCTCGCTTCCGCAACCAGCGCGCGACCTACAACGGTGCGTCTACTGGCGCGGTGGTCGGCTCGACGGCTCCGCACTTGTTCACGGCGTTCCGGCGCATGTTGAACCAGACGGGCTTCGATCGTCTGCCGGAGAAGCCGGAGTACAGTCAAAAGAAGTCGATGCCGACGCGCATTCTGACCTCGCTGTCCTACGGCACGGTCCAGTACGAGTTCGCTCTCCAGAGCAACAACGACTGGCTCCGTTACGCGGGCGGCCAAGACCCCGCGTACCCGAACCCGACGTTCCAAGGCATCCCGATCGAGGGCATCGCTGCTCTCGACACGGCGGTGATGTACCCGACCGGTTCCGGTGGCATTTACGCCGCCGAAAACGACACGGCGGGCACGACCAACGCTGGTCCGCGCTACCACTTCTTGAACTTCGAGTACCTGAAGCCGGTCTTCCACACTGAGATGTATCTGTACCGCCACCCGGTCATGACGCATCCCAACCAGCCTTCCACGCACGTCATGTACGTGGACACCTACTACAACATCGTCTGCACGAGCCGCCAACGCCAAGGCATCGTGTACCCGGCGACCGCCGACTCGGTCTTCATCTGATCCAAGGAGTCTGAACCATGATCACTTCTCCCATCGGCGGGCCGGGCATCGGCTACTTCCCGCCGAACATCGACGTTGTGGTGTACAACCGCAGCACTGCTACGGCTCCTGGGGTCGCGTTCGCCATCGGCGACGTTGTGCAGCTCGACCTCACGGATGTTGGCCAAACCGCTGGCGCTTCGACCACCGGGGCCACGACTGTCAACACGCCCTACGGCGCGGAAGGTGCGACGGCGTTCTCGAACGCTGTCGAGCCGACCGCCGCTGGCATCAAGGCTGGCATCTTGGGTGTGTGCTTGGAGCCGATCGCGGTTGGCTCCAAGGGGCGCATTCGTTTGCAGGGGATCGTTGACAGCGTGTTCGTCATCGCGGCATCCGGCAGCGTCGCTCCTGGCGCTCCGTTGGTGGCGACGACTGCAAAGAACCTCGATCTCGTGCTCGCTGTGAACGAGCGCATCATCGGGATCGCGCTGTCTTCGACTGCGACCCCGACGACCCGTACCCTGGGCGGCGCGGTGCTGTTCAACGGCATCACCGGCTTCGGCATGGAAGGCGGCAGCTAATCATGACGCTCACCGTTCAACGCATCGGGCAGTTCTTGCGCCGCCGCTTGGACGGTGAGCCGTCGATGGACACGCTGTCGCTCTGCAATCTCGCGGGGCGACAGCTTTTCACCATGCACACGTGGGAGTGGGCCGTCGCGCCCAAGACCACGATCACGATCAACTCCGGCAAGAGCGAGGTCGAATTGCCGAAGGACTTTGGCCGCATGGTCAAGGTCGAGACCTCTGGGTCGCTGCTCAACGCGCTGGTGCTGACGACGCCGTCGCATCTGCTTGAGTTGGAGACCTCGATCATCAGCATGAACAACGTCGGCTACTGGGCCGCCGTGGTGTGGAAGAAGCCGACCGATGGATGCCCGATGCGGCCCGTGCTGCGCGTGTACCCGCAGATCGGCACGTCGGACTCGCTCAACCTGTACTACTACTCGGCGTGGGTTGAGATCACGGACGAGAACGAGACCATCAGCGTCCCGCCGTTCATTGAGCCCTTGCTGCTGGAACTGTGCTTCGCGTTCGCGCAGGGCTACGACGAGCACGACATCGCGGACCTTAACGACCGCTTGGCTCGCGTGCAGCAGTCGCCGGTGTTCCAGACGGCGGTGATGCAGGACGCCTCGGTGCAGGACGAGCTTGGAGAGATCCGAGGCGGGGTTACGGACAGCAATCGGATGTGGCAATCGGCTACGATCATCGGCGGCCCGTATCAGGTCTAGCCCATGCCCGACGTACCGCTCCCCTACCCGATCGGCGGCCTGAGCGACAACTTCGCGCACGACGCTCAGCCGCCTCGGACGACCCGCGACGCGCAGAACGAGCGCTCGGTCGATCCCAAGAGCAACCGCATCCGTGGCGGGCAGCGAGCGGGCTTCTCGCGCTTCTCGGAGACCGCGCTTGCGGCTGGAGCGGTGCGGTCTGCGGTGCAGGTCACGTTCGACGCGCGCCAGACCGACTACACCAACGCGACGACGAGCGCGGTAGGGGACCTGTCGGAGTGGACGGCTGCGCTCAACAGCGGCGAGGGCGTGCCGGCCATCGTCCACGACTCTCAGGGCAACAAGTACGCGATCGACGGCAAGGCCACGATCGTCAAACTCAATCGCGACGGCGTGCGCGTGTACACGTTCACGCTCCCGGTCCGCGACGAGGCGCAAAAGGTGCGCGCGTTGGCGATCGACGTGGGCGACAACCTGTACGTCGGCGTCAGCGAAGGCGGCGACCAGAGCAAGGCGTGGCTGCGCCGGTACGCTCCCGACACGGACAAGAACCTCGTGCTCCAGTGGGAGATCGTCACGGGTGAGTTCGTCGAGCAACTGGTCCTGCGCGACGACAAGCTGTACGCGGCGGTGAACGACACGTCGCGCAAGCGTTCGTCGTGGATTCAGTACGAGAACCTGTCGCTTGGCTCGGGTGCGACGGTGGCGTTCCGGCGCGACGGCATCCCGTATCCGTTGAACGACCTCGACGTGAACTTTCGCGGCGAAGTGCTGACGGCGAGCGGTCCGCGCAGTCCGCTGGCGAACCCGCTCGACAAGCGCTACTACGACCCGACGCTTCCCGACCACACGGCGGTGTTTGATGCGCAACGCTGGGATCCGACGCAGCTACCTGAGTGGGACCGACGCAAATGGGCTTGGTTCGTAGCCGAGGATCTGGAGTCGGAGGACGGCAGCGACGTAGAGGTGTGGCCGGACACAAGGGGTCGCGGTCTGTGCGTGTTCGAGCGCGATGTCTCGACGCCTTCGGGTGCGACTGCGTTCGTTGCGCCCAAGTACCGCTCACGCGGCCTGGGTGGAAAGCCTGCGGTGCAGTTCTCGGGGAGCTACAACCGCATGGTGAGCCCGCCGAGCGTCAACGACAGCGCGGGCGTGAACGACATCCAGCCGACCCTGTTCCCCAACCGTCGCGGTCACCTGATCGTGATGGTGGTCCAGTTCGGCGCTGACGCGACGCAGCAGGGCCAGCTTTGGTCGCAATCGAACAGTGCGTGGTCGAGCGGCATCAACGCGGCGTACATCAACTGTCGGTCGAACACAGGGCTCACGGGTGCGGCGGGCGCGATCTCGGTGCGGCATGACGTGCGGTCGAGCGTGGCGGGAGAGACCACGGCTCCGATCTCAACCGGCACGTCTCCCAACTACGTCAGCGGCTTCGTCGCATCGGCCCCGCAAGCGGCGATCGTGACGCTGCTGGTTGACGCCAACACCTGCTCGGACGGCTTCAACGCCTCGTACTTCCGCGTCAACGGCGCGACGGTGTCGAAGTGGCTGGACAAGGGCCAGTTCACGGCAACGGGCAACCGGACGATCCTCGGCTCGCTCACGAACGGCACCTTTGGGCCTTCGGTGTCGATCTCGGAGTTCATCGTCCTGCGCCAGTACACGGACCCCGAGGACGGTCTGGAGAAGGTCGCAACCGTCCCCGACGTGAACAGCACGATCGACTACGGGACTGCCGACAGCGCAAACGTGGGCGACCACGACGACACGGTGAGCGACACCGAGGTCGAGCGCATTGAGGGCTTCCTCGCGTGGAAGTACGGCATCTCGCATCTGCTCGACGACGGCGGGCGGTCTGGCACCACGCTTCCCTCGGGCTCGGAGATCCTGTGGACGGGCAGCGCCTTCACTCAGCCGCGCGCGTTGAACCTCCCCGACCCGACTGCTGACTCGGCTGCGGATGCGTCGCTGGCGGTCCCTGCGGCGCTTGCTACGGGCGGTGCTGACGTGGACACGACCGGCGTGTCGTTCAACGCCTGGGTGCGCGTGGACACGCCTGGGGCCTTCCCAAGCAGCTTCACGTCCCGTCGCATCGCGCGCTGGGTGGCGAGCAACCGTGGCTTCGAGGTCACGCTCAAGCACAAGTCGGAGCTGCTGTTCATCGTCGGCCCCGGCACTCAGACGCGGCGCACGACGTTGGAAGTCGATGTCGCGGTCTACAACGGCACCTCGGGCACGACGTACACCTCGTCGGATCTGAAGGTGGACGTGCTCAACACGCCTGCCAACGAGAGCGCCGCGCGCCAGTTGTGGGTCATGGTCACGATGGCCTACCGCAAGTCGGGCAGCAACGGCGAGCTGCGCATCTACATCAACGGGACCAACCAGTACAACGGCGTCATCCCGACCGTGATGCAGTCGCCCGGCAACAGCCAGGCGTTCACGCTTGGTGGCTCCGCGTCGGCGTCGGGGCTGCCGATGCAGATCGACGAGGTCGAGTTCCTGCGGACATTCCTCCAGCCCGCCAACGTCACGCCTCGCTTCGCCAACGGTCAGGGTGCGTTCCAGACTCCGAACGACACCACGATCGGCCTGTGGCATTTCGACGAGACCGTCGCTCCGCTGGGCACAAGCACGGACGCCTCGACCAACGCCAACACGGTCACGCTTGCGGGCAACGCAGAGGTGCCTGCTGGCGTCAACGGTCGCGTCCAGCCCATCGGTGGCGGTCCGGTCTCGCGCGTGCTGCATCCGTTCACGTCGCGCGGCACGGCGTCAGGCTCGACCTTCGCGCCGCCCAATCCCAACGGGCGCGACGCTGACACGCTTGACCGCGACCTGCTCTCGAACCAGCCGATCACGGCCAAGTGGTCGCCTCCGCGTGGAGCCGTGCGCTGGGTCGCTGCGGCTGGCGGCATGGGCTACGCAGTCAAGGCTGGGGCGACGACGGACTTCTTCACGGTCGGCCCGCGTCGCGTGCTGGATGACGGCACGGTCAGCACGACCGGCACCAACGCGGCGGCGATCCGCAAGCTGCTCGACACCGGCTCGTCGGCGGCTGGTCGCTGGGCGTTCGAGCTTCGAGACGAGAGCAACCAGCCCATCGACTACCCGTTCGAGCATCCGCGCATCGCCGTGGACAAGTTCGACAACGTGTACGTGCCGGGGCAGTTCCCCTCCACGTACGCGCCGACGCGCTACAGCCTCTACGCCTTCCGCTCGGGCGGCGACGTGTCGAGCGGGCTTGCGGTCCCGTTCCTGCGCTACCAGGCGGGCACGGCTGCGGATGGCTCGATCCGCGAGGCGCTTGCGGTCTCGATCGACCCGCGCATCCCCGACTACACCGGCAACCCGACGCTGATCGAGCGGCCTGAGTTCGTCGCGCTCGGTGTCGAGACGACCGCGCCCGGTCAAGCGGCGGTGCATCAGGTGCGGCTCGTCAACGCCACGCCCAACAACGCCTCGGCTCGCGCGGTCCAGTACCTTGGCGTCGTCGCTGGGCGGCTGGTCAAGTTCGGACAGGGTGCAGTCTCGACCGTGTCGTCCACGGCGTTCGCGGCGTCGGCGAAGTACATCGCGTCGGTCAACGCTTACGGTAAAGCTTTTTTCACTGACGGCGTCAGCTACCGCTACTACGAGCCGCGCACTGGCGTTGTGTCGCGCTGGACGGCGACGGATGGCGGCTCGATCGTGCCTCGCTACAAGCTGCTCACGCTCTGGCGCGGTCGCATGGTGTTGGCGCGCGGTGACGACGACCCGCAGAACTGGCAAATGAGCGAGGCGGGCAACCCGTTCGGCTGGGACTTCTTCCCGCCCGACAGCCCGCTCGCCACGCAAGCCATCATCGGCAACGAGGCCGAGATCGGTCGCGTCCCCGACGCCATCACGGCGATGATCCCGTACGACCGCGAGCGGTTGATCTTCGGGTGCGACCACACCATCTACATCATGTGGGGCGACCCGATGGAGAACGGCTCCATCGTGCTCGCGTCCGACACGACCGGCATGGCGTTCGGCTCGTCGTGGGCCAAGGACGCCGAGGGCGTGCTCTACTTCTTCGGCTCGCGCGGCGGCGTCTACGCGATGACGCCTCA